CCTGTAAGTCCGGTCGTGGCGTATGGGTACCGGTTTGGTGAGTTTCAATCGAAAATCACACCTATCAAGGATGGGGTGAAATTTCAAATTCATAATTGGAACGAACTGGACCGGCGCCCACCCATGTGCATATCCATGGGATGCCACTTGACTGGTTACAAATTGCCATTTCCTGATTTGTCAGATGTGGCGACGAGTATAGCAGGCGAACTCAAGCGAGTCTGTTACAAGACTCCAACCCCGGATCCCATCATGCGTGAAAAGCTCAAATGTTTCACGCAGAAGTGGTGTAAGGATAACTTACCGCCCCTCGAGACCGATACTGATGTCAGTTTCTCTACTTGGATTCAATCCACCAAGTATACCGGTCGGCGGAAGGAAGAATTAAAACGAGTGTTTGACGATTATGATGGGTTTGTCAAGAAGCGTGATGCTGCGTGCAAAGCATTTAATAAGGCCGAGTCTTATCCTGGCTTTAAGCATGCGCGCGGAATCAATTCACGTTCTGACTTATTCAAAGTGGTTGTTGGACCCGTCTTCTCGGCGATCGAGAAGGTTCTCTTTAAGATGAAGTGGTTCATCAAGAAGATCCCGGTCAATGATCGTGCCCGTGCTGTTTATGAGCGACTTGGATCGCCTACGGCCAGGTTCTATGCAACGGATTATAGCGCGTTTGAATCTCATTTTGATCCTGACACAATGTCGGACATTGAGTTTGTACTTTATGAGTACATGTCACGTCATCTACCTGAAGGCAAAGGGTGGTTTGAAGACGTCAAGCGTGTTATCGGGGCTGCCAATAAATGCAATCGATTGCGTTACACGGCAAGCGGAGTTCGTGCTCGCATGAGCGGTGAGATGTGTACGTCTCTCGGCAATTCATTTGCCAACCTTATGGTGTTCTTATTTGTTTGCTCGGAGGCGGGCATTGAAGAAAAGGATGTTGATGGATTCGTGGAAGGCGACGACGGACTTTTCAAATTTGAACGACACCAGAAAATAGACGATACGCTGTTTGGGCGGCTTGGTTTTACAATCAAGATAGAGAAGTTTGAGAAACTCTCAGAGGCGTCATTTTGTGGTCTCATTTTTGATCCAGAAAACCTAGTGATTGTCACAGATCCGCGAGACGTGCTCGCGGAGTTTGGATGGGCTGGTCCCCGCTATATCCCCTGTGGCCGTCCGCGACTTAATGAGCTCTTGAGAGCTAAGTCGCTGTCATTTGCAC